TGCAGCAGAATTAGGTTATGATTGTGTTGTCGCCTCTATTGATAAGGACATGCTGCAACTGCCTTGCTGGCACTTTAACTTCGGTAGGAACGAGTGGAAAAAGGTAGAGCCTTTCGAGGGTACACATTTCTTCTACACACAACTGCTAACAGGGGATCGTGCTGACAACATCGTAGGTCTCCACGGTATCGGACCTAAGAAGGCTGAGAAGCTGCTGGCAGACTGTAGTAATGAGGACGAACTCTGGGGAGCTGTCGTAAAGGCATACGATGGCAACTTAGATCGGATTATTGAGAATGGGAGACTGCTTTGGCTAAGGCGACACGAGGGAGAAATCTGGGAACCACCAGTGCAGGAATAAAGCACGGTTACCGCTCTGGCCTAGAAGATCGTATCTCCGACCAGTTAAAGAGTTTAGGTGTCCCATTCGAGTATGAGAAGCTCAAGTTAAAGTATGCAGTCAACGAAACGAGAACATACACACCTGACTTCAAACTTTCTAATGGCATCATAATCGAAAGTAAGGGTAGGTTTGTTGCTGCTGATCGTAAGAAACACTTATTGGTCAAGCAGCAGCATCCCCACCTTGACATCAGGTTTGTGTTCAGCAATAGTAAGGCTAAGATAAGCAAGGGGTCAAAGACTAGTTATGGTGACTGGTGCGACAAAAACGGTTTCTTGTATGATGACAAGTTAATCCCTGAGGGGTGGATAAATGAAACTTCTAAACAGAGTAAATGAAGCCACTGCTGCAAAGGGTAAGCCTTACGCCGCAGAAGAGATCGACAAGCACGATAATGCAGCTCGTATCTGGGCTACTATTTACCAGTGTAAGGTAGAGGCTCAAGATACCTACAAGAAAGGCTACGATGATGCCCTCTGGGACACAAAGAGATTGTGACAATAAAGTCACACTATTGGAGTTAGACTAATATGACAGGTAAAACAGCAGTTGTCTTTAGCTGCGCACACACAGACCCGCAGGTTAGCAACGACAGGTTCGAGATACTAGGCAAGTTCCTATACGACCTTAAGCCTGATTATGTCGTTGACTTAGGGGATGGGGCCGATATGAAGTCCTTGAACTCCTATGACACACGTTACCCACAGGCTATCGTAAGTCAGTCCTACGAGAAGGATATTGAGGTGTACAATGACGCTATGGAGCGTATGCGTTGGCAGTTCAAGTATCATCGACGTAAACAACCAGCTTACTTTGGCTTTGAGGGGAACCACGAGAACCGTATCAAGAAGGCCCTTGCTCACGACCCACGACTAGAAGGGTCCAAGTATGGTATCTCATTCTCTCACTTGCAGACTAAGCATTGGTTCGATGAGTACCATGAGTATCACAATTCAGCCCCAGCTATTGCTGAGTATGATGGCGTATCTTATGCCCATTACTTCAGCTCTGGTAACTACGGGACAGCACTGAGTGGTATGCACCATGCTAATTCACTGCTTGCACTTCGGTTCAAGAGTTCTACTTGTGGCCACTCACATAAGCGCGACATGAAGTTCAAGGATGCTGCTGGTGCCATTGGTCTTGTGGCAGGTTGCTTCAAGGGTGCAGAAGAGGCTTGGGCTGGGCAGGCTAACTTAGACTGGTGGAAGGGTATTGTAATCAAGCGTAACATCTCTAATGGGATTTATGACCCTGAGTTTGTATCCCTCAAGCGTTTGAGTGAACTGTATGGATAACCTAGATTTTATGCCCTGTCTTGGGATAATCAGTGTCTATCACCCTTCGGGTATCTTTGACATAGCCTCGACCAATCAGTTGGGGGCATACGAAGCTGAGGGGTGGAAAAGGGTAACCTCCTTTGACGATGCTAAGGTTGATGTTGCAAGGTATAGGGGAGAGGAACCTAATGGGGAAGCGTAGTGACTACGAAAGACTTGAGCGTGACTACTATCCAACACCCATACAAGCTGTAGAGCCTCTGATCCCGCACTTGCCATACGCATTTGATTATGTAGAGCCTTGTGCTGGTGACGGTAGGTTAGTGGACCACATCACGGAGCTGACTGAGGGTCATGGGGAGTGCTTGTTCAAGTCTGACATTGAGCCACAAGCCCCTGACATATTCAAGCATGATGCTCTCAGCCTGTACATGGGGGAACAGGGTGTCGTTGACTTCTGTATTACAAACCCACCTTGGGACAGAAAGTTCTTGCATCCGTTCATAGAACATTGGATAAACACTTGTCCGACTTGGTTGTTGTTCGATGCAGATTGGATGCACACTAAGCAGTCAGCTATTTACATGACCTATTGTGTTAAGGTAGTGTCTGTAGGACGAGTTAAGTGGATTGAGGATAGTAAGAGCGTAGGGAAAGATAATTGCTGTTGGTATCTATTCGATGGGTATATGCCACCTAGCACATCAACAGAGTTTTACGGCAGGACCATGTGACCTGCGGCCAAAAGGAGGACGATGTGATTACAATAGAAGACATGGAAGCGATGGGCTATGCCTACTACAATAAGAAGGACGACAGCCCAACAATCCCAAAGATGGTAGATGACTTTGCCAAGACTATGGGTCAAGCTACTGACCCTGACTTGTCTGCCAACCTGATGCGGGAAGAGTACTATGAGTGGCACCATGAGTTCTTTAAGTCTGCCTCTGCGGTAAAAGAGCTAAAGGAACTTGCTGACCTTACTTACGTCATCTTTGGTTATGCACGGTCAAGGGGCTGGGATTTGATGGAGGCTACCCTACGGGTCCATGAGAATAACATGGGTCGATGTGTTCAACCAGACGGGACCATCCAGAGACGGGCTGATGGCAAGATTATGAAGAACTTAGATTACCCTGCTGTTGATCTGAGTGACCTTGTATGAGCTGGAACAATGTTATCCCAGCTTGGCTAATAGCTGCTGATAGTGTTATAAATCAATACGCAGAGGGCAGGCTTGACTACGACAGAGCTAAGGCTAAGTTAGAGGCACTGAGTGTCCCTGACACTATGATGAAACGACTAGATGAAACAAAGAAGAAAGAGCAATAAATGAGCAACGGACACAATTCTATCGGTGAGTACGGCCCAACACTGAACATCAGTGAAGAAATCCACAAGATGAAATACCGTGGTAATAATGAGACATTCAAGGAGGCTATGACACGGGTTGCAGACTCTCTGAAGGACGATGATGAACACTTCACACATTTCCGTAATACCCTCTACAATATGCGGTTCCTCCCCGCTGGCCGTGTTCAGAGTGCAATGGGCGCACCTCGTAAAGTAACCCCGTATAACTGCTTTGTGTCTATGACCATCCCAGACTCGATGGGAGGTATCGCTAAAGCCTCTGGGGAAGCAGCACGGACGATGCAACTTGGTGGGGGTATCGGGTACGACTTCTCTACGCTCCGTCCTCGTGGGGCCTTGATTAAGAGCCTTGAGAGCCGTTCTAGTGGCCCCGTCAGCTTCATGGGCGTGTTTGATGCATGGTGTAAGACTATCTCCTCTGCTGGTCATCGCCGTGGCGCACAGATGGGGGTCCTTCGTGTAGATCACCCTGACATTGAAGAGTTTATCCGTGCCAAGAACAACAGCAATCAGCTAGAGCAGTTTAACATCTCTGTGGCTGTGACCGATAAGTTTATGGCGGCTGTCAAGGAAGATGGGGACTTCGATCTTGTTTTCGATGGTCGGGTCTATAAGACTATCCGTGCCAAAGCTCTGTGGGATGATATCCTGCGTAGTACTTGGGATTGGGCGGAGCCTGGAATCTTGTTTATTGACCGTATCAATCAGAAGAACAATCTTTGGTATTGTGAAACCATCGCAGCCACTAACCCTTGCGCAGAGCAGCCTTTGCCACCACACGGGGCTTGTTTGTTGGGGAGCTTTAACTTGGCTAAGTATGTCGTTAAGGGGGCTGGTAGCTACTCTTTTGACATGGGTCAACTGCAACATGACATCCCCCATGTAGTGCGGGCAATGGACAACGTAGTAGACCGTGCTATGTACCCACTACCAGAGCAAGAGGCTGAAGCTAAGAACAAGCGCCGTATGGGGCTAGGTGTCACTGGTGTAGCTAACGCTATTGAAGCCCTTGGTTTTCCATACGGCTCTCAAAAGTTCCTCGACAAATTTGAGGAAATCATGGAAGTTATCCGCGATGGTTGCTACAAGACTTCAGTGGCACTTGCTATTGAGAAGGGCGCGTTTCCACTCTTTGACACTCGTTACCTAGACAGCGATTTTGCCAAGACCTTACCACATGCACTCCGTGAGGACATTCGTAAGTACGGTATCCGTAACTCTCACCTCTTGTCTGTAGCACCTACAGGGACTATCTCCCTTACTGCGGATAATGTGTCTTCTGGTATTGAGCCTGTTTTCTCTTTGTTCTACGACCGCACTATCCAGACCTTTGATGGCCCACGGGTAGAACGTGTAGAAGACTACGGGTATCGAGAGTTTGGGGTCAAGGGCTACACAGCGGACTCTATGTCTGTGTTCGACCACGTTAAGGTTCTTAACCTTGCCAGCAAGTATGTTGACAGTGCTTGTTCTAAGACTTGTAACGTAGGGGATAATGTAACATGGGCTGAGTTCAAAGATGTCTACATGCAGGCTTACGAGGGTGGTGCCTCTGGCTGTACGACATTCCGAGCTTCCGGAAAACGATATGGCATCCTTAATGCAGCCGCATCAGAAGAGAGTGTAGACGAACCTCAGGTAGAAGACACAAAAGACTTTGTTGACGAGGGGGGTGCTTGCTACTACGACCCAACGACAGGCTTAAAGACTTGTGAATGAGCCTGCTTGACTTAACAGGTTGTATCATCTACTATACACAAGATGGTTTTATGTGCATTATATGATACATTAGAGGTACGCCACCCAATAGGGTTTGTCCTGAATGTTTACAGGATATGTGGGTTGATCGCCACAGAGGCAAGATAGCGACGATGGGACACGCGGCTTAGGCTCCCCCCAGTGTATAGCCACATAGTCGTGAACACCTGAGCATGTGTCTAAACTGCTCACCTATGTAACCTAAGGAGGCTGTTATGTTCACAGCACTAGCAATGATCTGCATGATGGACGGACCACCTAATTGTATGGCTGTCAGCAGTAGACTTATCTTTACCTCACTGGAAGACTGCGAGCGGGACATTGGAAGTGCTATGCTCTTTGCAGAATCACAAGGACGCTATGTACAGAGGTACGAGTGCTTTGACTGGGGTCAACCTGTATAACTAATAACCTCTCGTGTCCCACCCAGAGTCTTCTAAACTCTCGTCGTTAAACAGGTGGATGGATGACAAGGGGTTCGATACCTCCACGGGAGTCCAAATAACTAGAGTAAGGTTTAGAGAAAGGCCATCTCAGCATGGACAATGGACCACCAAAGAAGCAGACTAGGACACGCCGTAAGACTACCTACAAAGGTGCGTCAGAGGCTAAGACATCTGGCCTAGTCCCACGCACAGAGAAGCAAGGAGAGTTCCTAGCAGCCCTCAAGTCCTCTCGACAAGTGTTTGTGCTAGGTCCAGCGGGTACAGGTAAGACGTATATCACAGCGACATATGCTGCTGACCTGTATGTCACCAAACAGATTGACAAGATCGTCATTACACGACCCCATGTAGCTGTCGGTAAGGAGCTTGGGTTCCTCAAGGGTGACCTGACAGAGAAGACTATGCCTTGGGCCTTACCTGTCCTAGACGTACTGGAGAGGCATCTGGGTAAGGGTGCAGTGGAAACTGGTATCAAGAATGGCAACATCGAGATGGCCCCTTTGGCCCTTATGAGGGGTCGCTCCTTTGATGATGCCTTTATCATTGTCGATGAAACCCAGAACATCACGACCCACGAACTTAAGATGTTGTTGACAAGGGTAGGTGAGA